TTAGCTTCCCTCGGCCCGCTGTAGTTACAAACCATCTTCTGGCAAGTCGCTTATTACACAATTTAAGAGTGTGGTGTTTTTTCATCAAACAAACAATGCAAGAAGTGCCTGCGCTGCAGGCACTTCTTTAATTGTTGTTTGACGATAGTCTAGTGTTAGTTAGTACAACAAATAAATACGGATAATCCCCCCTCCCCCCTTGTGTAATTCATTCTGTTCACGTTTTGTTAGAAAGATAATAAAATCATAACGTGCAGGTTAAATTAAATAAAATCTAGAGCTGTGTCATGCGCGTAGCGCATGACATGCGTCAAGTGCATAACTCGGGAGTGGGTGGCCCCCCCGGGACGGGGGGGCAAAAAAGGGGACCTCGTTCCAATACCGCGTACACTTTCCGAAATCCCCCCGCTTGTAGTCTCCTTGCCTTCATGTCATCAATTGACACTTGTTACACAGAGGTGGATCCATGACCTTTTTTGGTGGCAAGCGGGCCGACGGCGTCAACGAGCCATGGTACGCCTTCGGTGCCGATTTCGGGACCGGCGGCTTTGGGTACATAGCCGACTTCAGCGTGATAGCGGCCGATTTCGCTGCCTTCCGCGCCCAGGGCGTGAGCGTGGTCCGCTGGTGGGTGATGGCCGACGGCCGCTACTGTCCTCTTTTCAACGCCGACGGAACCGTGAGCGGATTGAACAGCGGGTTCCTGGCCGACATCGATCAGGCGCTCCAGCTCGCGGCCAACAACAACCTCTATCTGCTGCTGACCATCATGGACAATCTCATGTTCAACGAACCCAGCTTCAGTGGCACCGTGCAACAGGGAGGACACGACGCCATCGTCGACGAACCCATCGTGCGCCAATCTTTTCTGGACAACGCATTGAAGCCCATGCTTCAACACATCGCTCTGAACCCTAACAGGCAATACATCCTCGGCTACGACATCTGCAACGAGCCCGAAGCCCAGATCGCGGGTGGCTACAACGGGTTCGACTTTTTTACCGGGCCAGCCCAGTTCGCCCTCAGCGACGTGCAGGCATGGGTTGCCCAGATGGCCACTTATATCCACACCTATTCAGGCGGCGGGCTGGCGACGGTGGGCTCCGCCATCCCGGTCTGGATGCCGCTCTGGGTCGGGCTCGGGCTCGACTTCTACCAAGCTCATTATTACGATTTCATGGATGTCAGCGGACCTGGGTCCGGCTTGCTGCCGGTCAGCGCCATAACGTCGGACACTGGCGTGCACCTGGATCCCGCCATCCCGGTCATCCTGGGAGAATATGCGACGGCTGACGTGTCCTACGGTCTCAACGATACTGCCGTGCACAGCGCGCGATGGTACCTCGACACCATCAAGGCCAATGGGTATGTGGGTGGTCTGGGATGGAGCCTGCGTGGCGGCGACAATGCTTCCAACTGGCCGGCGTTCCAGCCGGTGTTCACGAACTGGGTCAATTCCGGGGGGGTGATGGCGCCGCCCCCGGTGCGCCGGGACGTCGTGAATACATCCGCTCAGTTCGGGGGTGATGTGACACGCTACCTTCGTTAGAAATTGGAGGCACGTGCGATGACGTTTCTCGACGCAGCTGAAGAGGCAAGGGAATGGTGGGACGACGCCCAGTGGCACTACGTCTCCTCCACCAACGTGGAGGCCTTCCTGTACGACCGCGAAACCCAGTCCCTGCAGATCCGGTTTCACGGCAATCGCACGTACAAATACTTCAGCATCCCGCCTGAGCTGGCCGGGGGTCTCGCCAGCGCAGCGAGCCCGGGCGGCTGGTTTCACGCCAACCTGAAGGGGGCCCCGTTTGAGCGGATGTGATCGGATGTACGACGCGATACAACGTCTGCTTACATGGCACGATGCGCAGGTCGATGCCGATGATGAGCTGGATATACTCTTGGCTGTGGCCCAGGTGGCTGCAGAGCGCTACAAGAGCGAATGGATATCATTGAGAACAAAGAAGACACTATCGCCGCACTGATGCGTGAGCCTCTGCTCGCGCACCGTCTCCTGTTCAAGCACCGCCACGCCAACCTCACCCCTGATTTTCACCGTGAGATCATCGAGCTATGGCACGACCCCAGCCATGAGCGCGTGCTGATCCAGGCTTTCCGCGGGGCCGCTAAGTCTACGCTCGCGGAAGAGGCGATCATCATCCAGGCGTTCACGCGGCGCTTCCACAACGCGATCATTCTGGGTGAGACCTACGAGCGCGCAGTAGAAAGGCTGCGCGCCATCAAGCACGAGGTCGAGACCAACCCCCTCTTGAACGCGCTGTTCGGTGATCAGGTTGGGCCGATCTGGTCCGAGGCCAAGATCCAGTTGAATAATGGAGCGATCATCCAGGCCTTCGGTCGCGGTCAATCGCTCCGCGGCTCCAAGCACTTCGATCATCGCCCCGATGTCGCCTTCGCCGACGACATCGAGAACGAGGACTCGACCGCGACGCCGGAGGCGATCGAGAAATGCAAGACGTGGCTGCTGGCCACCGTGCTGCCCGCCCTCGAACCCGCCTCGCTCGTGCGCATCAACGGCACCCCCCTTCACCCGCGCTCGGTGATCTGCCAGCTCGCGGCGGACCCTGGATGGATCTCCCGGGTCTACCCCATCATGCACATCGACCCCGGCACCAACCTTGAAACTCCGACGTGGCCCGATCGCTTTGATCTCGATGCCATCGCGCGGAAACGGGCGGATTACGCCCGCCTGGGGATGTCGCACACCTTCGCCCAGGAGTTCATGTGTCAGGCCGAGGACCCCGCCTCCAAACCTTTTACGGACAGCCTGATCAAGGTCGAGCCCGCGGTGCGCACGTGGCAGGCAGTGTACGCGATGTGCGACCCGGCGCGCTCGACCGGCCGGTCGAGTGCCTCGACCGGCATGGCAGTCTGGTCCTGGATCGGCAACCGCCTGATCGTCTGGGACGCCTTCGCCGGGTTCTGGCAGCCCGATCGCATCGTGCACGAGATCTTCGAGATCGATCGCACCTACGCACCGGTCGCGATCGGGGTCGAGCGTGACGGGCTGGAGGAGTTCATCCTGCAACCGCTTCGCCATGAGCAGGTGAAGCGCGGTTGCGCGGTGCCCATCCGGCCCTTGCGCGCGTCTGCCGGCAAGCTCGGCTTCATCACCGCCCTGCAACCCTATTTCAAGGCGGGCGAGGTGATCTTCGCCAAGGAGTGCCCGCAGGCGCGCGAGCAGTTCCTGAACTTTCCCTCCGGCCGCATCGACATCCCCAACGCGCTCGCCTACGCCCTCACCCTGCGTCCTGGCCAGCCGGTGTACGACGCTTTCAATACCACGCACGTGGTCGAGGTCGAGGTCCATCCACGCAGCAGCCTTTGCTGGTGTGCACTCAATTCCGATGGCCGCTGCACCACCGCGGTCCTTGTCCAACCTGTGGATGGCGCGCTGCACGTCATCGCCGATCGCGCCCGCGAAGGCGAGCCCAGCGCCTGGATTGCCGACATGCTGGCCGAGCTGCGGCTGGAGGCGGGTGGACCGATGCGCTTGCTGGTCCCTCCCGTTCATTATAACCAGTTCTCGCCGGTCGGGCTCGTCGCGGCGCTGCGCTCGCTCCCTGCCGAGTGCACGCGCGGCGGTGACCCGGCGGCTGGACGAGCCGCGATCACCTCCCAGTTGAACCGGCTCGCGCATGGGCGTCCGGCGCTGCAGGTCAGCACCGCTGCGCGCTGGACGCTCAACGCATTTGCCGGCGGGTATTGTCGCGAGCTGAACAGACAGGGGCAGCTGATGGCGGAGCCGAGCACCAATACTTACGCCGTGCTGATGACCGGGCTGGAGAGCTTTGCCGCTGTCATGCGCGCGGTGCGCGATGACGAGGAGGGAGTCGAGCGGCACTATGCTTTCACCCCGGATGGGCGTAAGTACCTGACCAGCAGGCCTGCACCCGGGACGGAACATGGCCGACGATGACGACGACGTTATCGAGGAGTTGACCGACGACACCGTCGACGCCGTCGAGGACGCTGCCGTCGGCCTGCCGCGGCGCCAGGACATCTCCAAGCGGCCGGCGGTCAAGAAGGAGCTGCTGAAAGTCTTCAAGGAGGTCGAGGAGGGTTTCCGCGACCAGTGGAACCGGTCGAACGAGCAGCAGGACTTTTGGGACATCTACAATTGCGTGCTCACTGGCAAGCAATTCTACACCGGCAACTCGAAGATCTTCGTTCCGGTCGTGCACAACGCGATCAACGCGCGCAAGACGAGGTTCACCAATCAGATCTTCCCGCAGGCGGGACGCTACGTCGAGGTCACCAGCTCCGACGGCACCCGCCCGGACGCGCTTGCCTCCCTGCTGGAGCATTACGTGCGCAAGACCAAGCTGCGCACCAGGGTGATGCCGGCGCTGACCAAGGCCGGCGACATCGAGGGCCAGTACAACGTCTACGTCAGTTGGTGCAAGCGCAAGCGTCATGTGACGTGGCGCGCTCCGGTGCAGCCGGAGATGATGCAGGGGGTGCCCAATCCGGCGATGCTGCCGATGCTCGACATCCGCCACGAGGAGCTGGAGGCGGCGCATCCCGAGGTCGAGGTGATTGCCGACGCGGATATCTGCATCCTGCCCACCACTGCTGACAGCATCGAGGAGGCGCTCGACGAAGGTGGCTCGCTGACCATCATCAGGCGGTGGGGCAAGGCTAAGATCAAGCAGATGATCAGGGACGGCGCCATTCGCAAGGACGAGGGTGACGCCCTGATCGAGCGTATGGCCAAGAAGAGCCCGCCCGAGGTGGTCAATCAGGCCAAGACCTTGTCCGATGCCGCCGGCATCAAGGGCGAGGGCAAAAAACATGCATTGGTGTATGAGACCTTTACCGTGCTGGAGATCAAGGACGAGCGCCTGTTGTGTCAGGCGTTCTATGGCGGTGAGCAGGCCATCCTCGGCTGCCGGCGCAATCCGCTGTGGTGCGACAAGGTCCCGCTGCTCAGTTGCCCGGTGGAAAAAGTGGGTGGTTTGTTCAAGGGGCGGTCCAAGGTCGCCAACTGCTGCGACCTGCAGTATGCCGCCAATGATGCCATCAATCTGGCCTGGGACAGCGCTGGCTATTCCATGCTGCCGATCGTGATGACCGATCCTGAGAAGAACCCGCGCACTGGTTCAATGGTCATGTCGATGGCGGCGGTGTGGGAGACTTCGCCCAAGGATACCCAGGTCGTCAACTTTCCGGCGTTGTGGAAGGACGGCTTTGCGCTCGTGAACGAGTGCAAGCAGGAGGTTTCACAGACCTTGTCTGTCAGTCCTGCGGCAATCACGCAAGGCAGCTCCAAGACTGCCGGCGGCCGGCCCAATCAGGCAATGGTGGCGCAGGAGCAGCAGATTGATATTCTTACAACCGCCGACAGCGTCACTGTGCTCGAAGAGGGCATTCTTACTCCGATGCTCAACCTGTTCATCGAGCTTGATCATCAACACCGCGATGAGGATGTCACTGTTCGTGCCTTCGGAGAGCTTGGTTTGCGCGCAGGAATGGAAAAAATACCTCCCGTGCAGATGGATCGTCGTTATCAGTTTCGCTGGTTCGGGGTCGAGCAGGCACGCAGTGCGCAGCAGATCCAGCAGCAGATCGCGGCGATGAACGTCATTCGTGGGATCCCGCCGCAGCAGCTCAACGGTTACACCGTCAATCTGGTGCCGATCATCACCCAGCTCGTGGAGAATACGTTCGGCCCGCGGCTCTCCCCGCTGGTGTTTGTCTCGCCTGAGGCGCAGATGCCGGTGCCGATCGAGCAGGAGAACATGATGATGGCCGAGGGCTTCGAGGTGCCCACTCATCCTCAGGACGATGATCAGCAGCACATCCAGTCGCACATGCAGCTTTTGCGCGCGCTGCAGGCGGGAGAAGGTGGCAGTGGCTCACCCAAGAAGATCCAGAGCCACATCTTCAAGCATGTTCAGCAAGCACAGGCCAAGCAGCAGGCGGCGATGCAGCAGCAGATGCAAGCGCAGCAGGGGCAGTCGGGCATCCCCGGTGGGGCGATCGGTGGTCAGCAGCAGCCAGGGGTCGCCGGCACGCCGCGGATCGGAGCGCAGCCCGGGCAACCAAGGATGCAGGGACCTCCAGGCTCCATACCCCAAGACCAGATGCAAGATCCTAGAGTTTTCCCTCGAAGGGCTGGCTGATGGCTTATGCGCAGGCGGCCAGCTCGTATTTCGGCGAATTTGCGCGTGCGGGGTGACCGGATGCTGACGACACCTCGTTGGTACGCATCACAGTTTCGGGGGGCTGGGATCCTGTGGGGAAGCATCGTCAGCCTTGTCATTCTGCTCCTTTTGGCTTTCCTTGTCTACTCCATGGCGTTTAAGGTGTGGTGTAGTCAGCACGAGCGCGGCTGGGCGGGGGAACAGACCTGGGGGCAAAATACTTTTGGTGACGTCGGTAAGTGTGTTAAAGAAAAATCGCTGTTCAGCTTTTAAGGGAGAGCGCGATGCAATGGAGTGTTGCCGAGCAGACTGTTCCGGCCACGGCTTTTGCCGGGGACGAGCATCCTCATCTTACGTCGATCAGTCTGCGGACGGATCCTAACCGATCGCACCTCGTGGTCATGGAGCTGCACGTCGAGCCGGGATCGGAGATTGCTGGTTATGCTCTGTTGTTCAACCGCAATGGTGAGTTGATAGGCTCCGAGCAGATCAAGGCTCCGCCTCCCCCTGAAGGCGGTGGAATGCATTCCGCTTCGCAGCATGCCAGTGCCGGGAAGAAGAAATGACCTTCAAGCGCGCCCTTCTCTTGACCTGGGTGGCTCTGGTTGCTGGCATCGTCAGCTATGCTGTGGCGCAGCAATCGGCGCCCAACAGTATTGATGGCTGCATCGTGGTGAGCGCGGCGCCTACCTACACCGCGGGGCAGCGGGTTGTGTTCACCTGTAACACGAGTGGCCAACTGCGAATGTCGACAACACCCTGATGCAGAACATCGGTCTCATCTTTCTGGTCTTTGCCTTCGTCTTCGCCGTCATTGCGTCCTGCATCATGGTGCAGGCGGGGCGCTTTCATCTGGGCTGGGCCGCGGTGGCGTTCTGGATCGCGTCGGAGCTGATCGGTGGGCTTGGGAGAGTACTCCACTAGGCTTTTTCTGATCGTGCTGACCGGCGCGGTGCTGGCGGCGCTCCTCATGACGTTGCTATCGAACTGGTTGTGGCCAGCGCTGGGGTGACCCACCAGATCTTGACGGTGAAGCAAGTTAAGTATTAATCTCCCATCGTTTTCGAGCTGACCCCTCGTTACCGGGGTTGTCGAGTGGCGACGTAATCGCTTATCCGAGTGGCGACGTAATCGCGGAGGAACCACGTCATGGCAGATGACGAGGATGATGATGCACAAGTCGAGCAGACAGACGACGAGGACCGGGAGCCTGGGGCCGAGGGTGGCGACACCGGCGGGCAGGACACCGGAGACGGGAACGAAGAGGGCGATCTATCCGCCCAACGCACTGGCGCAGAAGATGACGAAGGGGAACCACCGGCGCGGGGAGCCCCACAGCCTGAAGCCCAGCCGCGAGGGAGCGCACGATACCAACGATTAGCCAACGAGAACCGTGAATACCGCGAACGGCTGGAGCGGCTGGAGCGGGAACGAGAGAACGACAAGCAACAGTGGCAACGGCAGCAGCAGCAATTCACCGAGCAGCAGGATCGCGAGCGTCTGGCGCTGATGACGCCGGACGAGCGCGCCGAGTATCGCATTACGCAGCACCGGCAGCAGACCGATGCGCAGCTGCGCAGTTTTCAGATGCAGACCGCCATGCAGATGGACAAGTCGGCGTTCGACGCCAAGGCTGCGGTCAATCTGGTGTACCGCCGCATGCAGACGGCGGTCGAGGACATGTTTCAGGAACAAGTGCGAAAAGGTCAGCCAACCGATCGCGAGACCATTCTGTTTCACCTGCTGGGCAAGCGCGCCGTGCAGGGAGCAGAGAACCCGCGCGTGCGCCAGCAGGCCAAGCGTCGGGTGGAGAACCAGCGGGTTGCGCCATCATCTGGCAAGGGTGATACCGCGCGGCGTTCTGGCGGACGGATGAGCACAGCCGAGGAGCGGCTGAAGGACGTTTTGATATAGCGGGCGCCTCCGGCCCGCGCAGCCAGCGAGGGCCATCATGGCAACCATCGGCGGTCAGACCGCAAACGTCGCGTCCCAGTTTTCAGCAGACGTCGTAGCCTTCATTGCAGAGAAAACGCTGCCGCTCGCGCGCAAGCAGCTGGTGGCTTATCAGTTCGGTGATCCGCTGACCTTGCCGAAAGGGCGCGGCGTCACTTACACGGCGACACGTTATATCCGCCTGCCGCTGCCCATTGCTCCTATTTCAGAAGGCGTGCCACCGATCGGTCAAACGATGTCGATCCAGCAGGTGTCGGTCACGGCATTGCAGTGGGGTGACAAGGTAACCATCACCGACGTCGCCGAGATGACCATCTATCATCCCCTGTTCACCAAGGCGACCGAGCTGGTGGGGCTGCAGGTGGCGGAGACCTTGGAGCGCAACACGTTTCAGACCTTGCTGGGAGGGACGACCTTCAATTTCGTCATGTCACGCGCCTCGCGTGCGGCTTTGGTCCCTGGTGATGTGCTTTCCCCGTTCGAGGTGCAACGCGCTTATTCGGCCCTGTTCAACGCTGGTGCGCCGCGGTTTAGCGGCGACGAGATGACCGACACCAAGCTGGAGGCCGATGCCGGCGGCGCGAAGGCATCGAACAACCCGCGGATGATGCCGCACTACACCTCGATCATCCATCCGTTTGTTGCTGCTGACATGCGGCAGAACACGCAGGTGGTAACTGCGTGGTCCTACTCGGACATCAATCGCCTCTACAATTACGAGGTGGGTGAATTCAACGGCATCCGGTTCTGCGAAAGCAACATGGTGCCGTCATTCACCGGTTTTCTCAGCAGCGCCAATGGTGCGACTTACGCAATTGCTAATACTGGTGGTAACCTTGCTGCAGCTACGTATTTCGTGCAGGTCACTGGGACCGATGGCCAGAACCAGTTTGAAAGTCAGATCTATGCAATTTCAGGTGGCTTGACCACCACGGGAACTGGCTTGATCACGGTGGTCACGCCCAACGTCACCGGGTTCACTTACAGCATTTATATTTCGACTTCGGCTACCATGGCTAATGCTAGCCTCGGTGTGCTTGGCGCCACAAGCACGTCGTTAGGGCCGACGACCGGCGCTTACGCTGGTTTGGCAGTTGGATTGGCGCCGGCTACGTCGGTGACGATCGGTAACAGCAATGGCGCGGCGCGGCAGCCACCGACGGCCCCCGCCTCGGGCATCACTACCTACGCGACCTTCGTGATCGGTCGCGGGGCTTATGGTCAGGTGCAATTGGATGACGTCAAGTTCACTTATTTGAAGGAGGCCGACAAATCTGATCCGCTCAATCAGCTGCGCGTAGTGGGTTGGAAGACCTTCTACGGTACGCTGATCGAGAACCAGAATTTTTTCATGCGCATCGAGAGCGTCAGTGCGTTCGGTGGTGGCCAGCAAGGCTTTGATCGCAACGTTCTGCAGCCTTCGTAAGGAGGTCACATGGCGACAGTAACTTTGGGCACGGCGGCGACCTCGACGTTGCTGGCCATGCCGTTTATCTACGGCCTTGTGCCGGCTGACTTTGCGACGATCGCCGCAGCGATCAAGCGCGATACGCACAATCCGAGTGTGCCGGCGGGGTCAAGTGGGCCGCAGCCGCCGCTCGGCCTGCCGTTCTCGCGCGCTGGCGCTTTGGTCATACCGGATCGCGGTGTCTTGCATCTGTTTCCCGGCGATTATGTCGCCATCGATGCGACGGGCTGGCCTATCCTGCTTTCAGCTCGTGCGGCGGCATCGGCTTCATGGGTGCACACATGAGCAAGGAAAAAGATGCCGTGATCAAGGATGGTCTGCTGACCATCGAGGAGCTGCAGGCGCTTGAGGTCGAGGTTCAACGCGAGCTGGATAAGGAACAGAAAACCAAGGCGCGCGAGACGTTGAAAAAGGAGATGATGGCCAAGGAGCGCGTGGCACGCGGGCTGCGGGAGACTTCCGAGCTAGTGCATATAGATTTGCCGGAGGACAGCAACCGCATCGTCATCAATCAGGTTCCCTTTGTGCATGGTAGGATTTATGAGGTGACTGCAAGCGTAGCCATGCAGCTGCGCGAGACCATGTACAGATCCTGGGAAAATCAGGCTGTGGTCGAGGGCCGGCGCAAGGATTTCTACACCAAGCGTAACACGCGCATGTCGGGGCTTACGGGGGCCACGAGCAATGCTCCTTTCTTGCGAGGGTAAGGCATGGACGAGCCTGACGTTGAGAAAACACCATCGATCGGCATTTCATACCAGATCCAGACGCGGCAGAGCCGTCAGCTGGTGCTGCAGTCATTTGTTGGACGTGATTGTATGGCGGAAGAGCTGGATGCGCTCCTCGACAAGATGCGTAATGCTGGTGAGCGTCAGATGGCGTGGGAAAAGATCGACGATCTCACGTTGCAGCTTAAGCAGGAGTATATTAACGCGGCGGATCAACAGGTCAGGATCGATGTTGAGGATGTCCGTCTCAAGCAGGAGTGGAGTGGTGGGCAGCGTCGTGGTGACTTGAAACTGACACAGCATCAGCTGCAGAAGCAGCGTGAAGCGTTAGAGACTGCGGAGGGTATTAAGACGCGCATTGCCAACATCAAGGAAGCCTTGGCTTTGTTCAAGTCCAAGGTAGGCATGACTGATGCCTCCTTATGAATGGGATGCCTACGAGGAAGAGGCCAACGCGCCGGATGATCCCGACAATTGGGTCGAGTTCAGCGATGAGGATTGAGCGTGGCGCTTACCGCAGCACAAATCATCGATCTTTCCTGTCAGATCGCAAAATGCCCTGCCTTCACTACGCAGGCGCTGCAAATACTGAATGCGGTCTTGCAGGAATTGCTGCTCGACTATGATTTTCTCAGCATCCGTAAAACTTTTAATTTCAATTTCGATACTGGTGCTAGCGGGCTTGGGTATGCTCCTGGGTCTGGCCCTAATCTCATGCCTGCTGATTTTGTGCGCTTGCATCGTGGCGGCGGGTTCTACCAACTATTTCAGGTCCCCTACGTCCTGATCGGCGTCACCCAGGAAGAGTTCGATACTTTCGTCCAGCAACCCGGGCTCGCTTCCTTTCCTTACTTGGCCTACGTCGACATCTCGACGCATCCTGCGGGCCTGTATGTGTGGCCGCCGGCTTCGGGCAACTACCCGGCAACGGTACGTTACAATCCGATGATGCCGGACATCACCGACACCACGCAGGTGCCGTGGTTCCCCAACTCGACTTACCTCTACACGCGCATCGCTGGTGAGATGATGAAGATCACCAACGACGACCGCATGCCGGCGTTCCTGTCGGATCAACCGGGCTCGGGCGGGTCTGGGGATCTGCTGCGCAAGTATCTCACGATGAAGGACGATCCGGAGACGGCGCCGAAACAGGTGAAGCTGGATCCGCGCATGTTCAAGTACGGGATACAGAACTTGCGCCAGACAAAACGCATAGGTTGGTGATGGCAACCAAGTCAGCTCTGCTCACCGAGGTTTCTTCCAATTTTCCCGATAACGTTACGGGCCTGATCACCCCCGCGATAACGCGCACGACGCACGGCGACGAGATCAATTCCTGGCAGCAGGCGCCGCAGGTCAATCTGCAGGTCGGCACCTCGTACACTATCAGCACGAATGATTATGGACAGCTGGTGGCGTTCTCCAACGCTTCGCCTGTTGCGGTGTCGCTGCCGGCGGCGACCACGACCGGTTTTTCTCCGTTCAATGTGCTGCTCAAGAATGTCGGCGCCGGCGCGGTCACGGTCACGCCCGGATCGGGCACCATCGATGGCAACGCCACGCTGACGCTGACCACCGGACAGTCGGCTTGGCTGGTGTCCGACGGGTCCAATTACCGCAGCGGTCTGATCACTGGCATCAGTGGCTCGATCGCCGTTGGCAGCACGCCAGTCACTGGCGGCATCAGCGGGCGCGTGTTGTTCGATAATACGGGTGTCACGGGCGAGTATGGCATCAGCGGCACGGGCTCGGTGGCGATGACCACCTCGCCGTCATTCATCACTCCTGTGCTGGGCACGCCCGCCTCGGGCACGTTGACCAGTTGCACGGGATTGCCGCTGGCGACCGGCGTGACCGGCAATTTGGCTGTTGCTAACTTGAACTCCGGCACGGGAGCCTCGTCCACGACCTTTTGGCGAGGTGATGGAACCTGGGTAGCACCTGCTGCGGGTGGCGGAACTCCCGGTGGTGTCACTACCAACGTTCAGTACAACAATGCCGGCGCATTTGGTGGTGCTGCTGGTTTTACCTACAATGGTTTAGCTTCCGTTGGCCTGGGGGGTAATGGCATTGGTACCGCTGTAATTAACATGGGTGGAGGTGGCGGCGGTACAGTCGGGCTGACGGTGGCAGCTGCTGCGGGCACATGGACAATGCAGCTGCCAACAACGGCTGGATCAGCAAATCAATTCTTACAGACCAATGGCTCTGGAGTCTGTATTTGGGCAACTCCTAGTGGGGGCGGTGGAGTTAACGCAGGAACTATCAACCAACTCGCTTACTACGCAGCGGCGGGCTCTACTGTATCAGGCGAGACTCTCCTGCAAGCCGTTAACATGCCTGCGCTTACAGGGGATGTAACTAACTCTGCTGGGGCGCTGGCGACTACGATCGGTGCTGGTGTTGTCACTAATGCTAAACTCGCCACGATGGCGGCAAGTTCGTTTAAGGGCAACACCACAGGTTCTGTAGCAGCGCCTACGGATATGACGGTGGCGAGCGCCTGGACGCTTCTGGGTGTGGAACCAGCCGCCAATTCACCAGCCTTCGTTGGAGATGTCACCAAGCCGTCGGCGTCGTTGACTACTACGATCGCAGCCTCTGCCGTCACCAACGCCAAGATGGCGAATATGGCGGCGACTACGATCAAGGGCAATAACACAGGCTCGGCAGCTGCTCCGCTCGATCTAACGGTGGCGCAAACCACGGCGCTGCTCGCCCTTTTCACTACCGCTTTGCAGGGCCTGGTTCCGGCGTCGGGTGGAGGCACGACTAATTTTCTGCGTGCCGACGGAACGTGGAACACTCCCGGCATCCCGATCAACAATCAGAGCGTGGCCTATACCGCCGTACTTGCTGATGCAAATACTGCGATCACACATCCAACTACAGATAACACGGCGAGAACCTTCACTATTCCTGCCAACGCCAGTGTGGCATTTCCGATAGGAACCACGCTCACGTTCGTCAACATGATCAACACGCTGACTATAGCCATCACGACTGACACCATGACGCTCGCTGGTGCTGGCACCACCGGCTCTCGAACGCTTGCTGCCAATGGCATTGCCACTGCGCTGAAGCTTACCTCGACGACGTGGCTGATCTCTGGAACGGGGCTGACTTGATGCCAGCGGTAGCAGCGCTGTTCATGGCCCAGGGTGCGGTCGCAGGTTTTAATCCAGCGACGTTGAGCCCGGATCTCTGGCTCGATCCCTCCGACTTGACGACGCTTTTCCAGAATTCGGGCGGCACGGGTGCAGTGGCGGCTGATGGAGATCCGGTAGGGTACATCGGGGACAAGGGCGCAAGTGTCTCGAACTGCATTCAGGCAACGGCGGGGGCCAGACCGTTGTACAAGACTAGTGCCGGTCTGAGATGGTTGCTTTTCGATGGGGTGAGCAACTATCTGCGATCTGTCAACAATATGTTGTCGTTTGTGACAGTTTCTACATGTGACATTCTATGTGCGGGGAAGGTGACTATCGTAAGTGCTGGTACCGGTGGTGGCGCCCTCTATAACGGTGATACATTTTTTATGGATATAACCAATGGAGCAATAAGTCTTCCATTTTCGACTGACATGGTTTCGGTTAGCGTTTCTGGGATGGCGGCATTCGGCTATGACACTACTTTTACCTATATTGCAGATAACTATACGTCTGGGGCTGCGTTTGTTGCACACATGAGGCATACTGGCGGAATTTTAAGTTTGACGATAAACGCAAGAACTACTGTCACGGTGGCAAATGCAAACTGGGGCTTCGGCGCTACGCAGATGAACCTCGGAGCCAACTACAGCAATGCGCATTTTACTCAGCTTTCGATGTACGGCATGTTTGCCAAAAAGACGACACTCAGCGCCCCAGACCTTGCCAGCTTGAAGACATGGATGGGAGCAAAAGTAGGTATCGTGTTGTGAGGATTTAACAGGAGAGAACAATGGCTGACGCAATAAACTTCATCAATGCCTACTCTGCGCAGATCAAGAACTTCGTGGACATATTACAGGAGCTGGAGACCAAGAACCTTCAGCTTACGGAAGATCCTACGCTGCTCGAACGCTACTTCGATGACACGGCTACGCATCGAACGGATATCACCGCAGCTGACGTGACAAATGCCCAAGCTGCCATCGTGCAGATGCTGTTTACCTATAACAGCGGGGATCCGACGCAGGCCTCTGCGCTCTTGAAGATGTTTCCATGACAGTCAACTCCATTTCTGATAGAATAACCTATCTAGCTGATGGGGCTACTACTCAGTTCTCGTTCAGCTTCTCTATACCGTCTGCTGAGGCCATCTCAGTTCAAATAACTGATCCTACTGGTGTCACATCGGAGCTTTCTACTGGTTTATATAACCTAGTCATAAACGCTCCTTCTCCACCTAATCCAACTCCTATCGGCGGAATGGTTATTTATCCGCTAGTTGGTCCGCCACTAGCTGTTGGCAATCAGCTGACGATAATTAGGATTCTTGCAGATGTCCAGCAGACTTCTTTTTCTAACCAAGGAATTATGTATCCAACTGCTGTAGAGCAGGCCTTAGATTACTTGACTATGCTTAGGCAAGATATCACTGGTGATTTGAGCCGTGCCTTTCGAGTTGGGCCGGGTGATCCGCCTCCAGCTGTTGTTCCATCAGTTGCTGTTCGTGCAAATCAGGCAGCCTTTTTTGATTCTGCTGGTAATCTAGCTCCTGGTCTGCCACCAAGTGGTGGTGTTTTTATCTCGGCTGCAATGCAGCCTGTGGTTACTGCTACTACAATTCCCTTGGCTCAAGAAGCAATGGGGATTCCTGAGCTTATAGCTGCGGCTATAGCTGCTAGTGGATCAGCATTCTCTACTGGGGATCTTAAGCCGACTCATAAAACTGTAGCTGACACTGGATGGATTCTCTGGAGTAACGGCAACATAGGCGATGCTTCGTCTGGATCAACCATTCGGGCGAATGCAGATACTCAGGCGTTGTTCACGTTATATTATAATGGTTATACAGACGCTATTTGTCCGGTGTCTACGAGCACTGGCGCCGCTACAACTCGAACTGCTCAAGGAACGGCTACTGTTGCATTTGCAGCACATTGTCGGATGGCACTGCCTCTAGGCGCTGGCCGTGCTCTTGGCGTTTCGGGCTTAGGAGCGGGATTGACAAGCCGTGTACTTGGATCAACGACTGGCACAGAAACACGAACTCCATCAATAGCAACAATGGCGGCTCACTCTCATCCATTTCTTGATGGAAATGGAGTTGTGATTACCCCTCTATCTAATTGGGGTGCTTTCGGTAACATTACTTTTTCTGGCCCAGATTCTATATCTGGTATAGCAATTCAGAATACTGGTGGTGGCACTCCAGTCAATGTAATGCAACCCACAACCTTCATCAATGTTATGGTGAAACTATGACTATGGTTCAGCAGACTCCAGACGGTTTGTTAATAGTGCGTGGGGCGACCCAGACTTATATGGATACCTTTGCTCATGCCACTAGGGATTATGGAGTAACTACGCCGCCCTTGCCGCCAGGATGCATTGATCTTGTATATGAACCTGGAATACGGAATGTAGGTACGAATGGCTTTACTGTTATTTATGGTGGCCCCATTCCATGGCCTACAGGTGATAGCTACATTGCCAACATAGCGGCCGCACTTGCAAGTCAGGCAGCACATCCACCAACGCCCCCAGGTCATCCATAAGGGAGACTTAAAATGCCAAGCTCATCACCTAAACAAGCTCGAACAATGGCGGCAGCTGCGCATGATCCGAAGTTTGCCAAGAAGGTCGGTATCCCCACAGGCGTGGCTAAAGAGTTTAACCAAGCTGATGCCAAAACCGGTATCTTGAAGAAGAAGAGGAAGAAGCAGAATGGCTGATCCAATAGGCCCATCTGATGGTATGTTTGGCGAAGACATCGACAAGCTGGTGCCGCCCAACATAATGAGGTTGACACAGCACCTACATAACTTGATCTACATTCGGTACTTCTACGAGAGTATAGGCCAACAACCGCCTTTATGGGTTAAGGGCGAGATGGCTCGAGCAGAGACCTCCCTGCTTGGGCAACTCGATCGAGAACACGGTCAAGGAGGAGTTTTTAGAAAGGAACCAGAGCAATGCGAC